TCCAGTCGCTGGGTCCTGTGTTTCAAATTGCCTATATATATCAATAAGCATTGGAAGAACGGAGTCGACAAGATCATACATTAGATAAGGACCATTTGAGATATAACATGTGGAGCAAGCAATTGATCTGCATATAGATTACCTGTTCCTGTTGACGCTGATCTGTTATATTCAAAACTCCAGTCAAATGTCTTAATAGACTTAATGTACTTGTTTCTCCAGACCTTGTCCTTTGAGAAATAGTCTTTCATTAGTTCAACTGTTGCCATCTGTACTTGAGCAGGAACTAGGTCCCATCCAAATTCGCCAACAATCTTGTACTTAACATTCTTAGAAAAGACTCCATTGTATGTGTCATTAATTGTTGGAGGAACTAGACCGTTTGCGACATATACTGAATTGTCTAAAAGGTTTACTCTATTAACTCTTATTCCAAAACCTGTCTCTGAAACGATTGGGTCATATAGCCAGTTATTTACCTTTGGAGTAGATAGATTATCCACTAACAAGATATCATTAGAATAGATTTGATAAATCCGATTTAACTTAGATGATAATGGAAGGGTATCTGATTCGTCTCCGTAGATAATCTTAGTATCTGGATATAAGTAGAACTCTTGTCCTGTGTAGTCTTCAACTATCTTTCTTGCATATCGTTCAGCCATCTGAAGATCTGCGTATGTCTTATAGTTAGGATCACTTGGATCCGACCCAAAGTTCAATTCATCTATTTGCTCATTGATAGAAATATATGGAGTTACAACATTTACATAAGTTGTATGAGTTCCTATCTTTGATGGAGCTATGGTGTATTCCCAGACAAGTTTTAGTTTTCTGGGATACCCTGAATAAGAAAATGGAAGCACGACTTGATATGTGCCGACATCTGTTTCAACAGCTGTTCCAGTTAAGGTAAGTAATAAATTGGTAGAAGATATAACGTTGGCAGGGTTTTGAGTAATGTCATAAACCTTTGCGGTTACGTTGCCTGTAGGTGATGCTAATTCACCCTCCCAGTAGATCTTCGTTCTGATTGGTGAATTGCTGTTTACATATATCTCTGCCATTTTATAAGCTTAGATTAGTTGTAATACTCCTGAACTTCCTTTGGAGTTGCTAATCTAAAGCCCTCCTCCTTATCAAAAATTTCTTGAGCATTTTCTTCTGTCATTGCAATAAAAGGGTGCTCTTTTGTAAATGTAAATCCAATGATATCGTATCTGAAGTTTTCTCTAGTCATTCTAACTAGAACTGTATCTTCTGGCTGAGCATCTAGGTTAAATCTAGGAAGAATCTCTTCTGCGTCTTCGTTAAATTCATCTGTTGCGTCTTCCATATCTTTAATAGTTTTTTGATAAACAGACCAAGTGACTCCCTCTTCCGCAAGGGCGGCTACGATATCTGTCTTACTTTTAATACCATCAGTATCAACTGCAAAGTCCTCTGCAATTTTTCTGAGTTCTGCGACCTTCAATGTCTCAAATGACATATATTTCTCCTTTGTTAGGTTCTTCAATTATAGCATTGATAAATTAAAATGAAAAGCCCCTAAAATTAATTAGGGGCCTTTCGAGGGTTTTATCTTAAATTAATTAAGAAGCAACCTTAACGTTCTTTACAACTACCCAAGCGTCTGCCTGCTCGATTTGAACGCCAACACGAGTATACATTGTGTACTCAATTGTGTCCTTACGTGGCTGGAAGAAACGGTAAACGGTTACATCACGCTTGATACCAATAACTACGTTATTTGGGAATGTCAAGTGGATATCTCCATGTGAACCTGTTGGTGTTGCGTATGTACCAGTCTGTGTCTCATTAAGTAGTGGAACTTCAACAATCGGAATACCGAATGCGAATGGTGCCACATATCCTGCTGGTCCACCTAGTGGTGCAACTCCACCACGGATTACGCTTGAAGCGATATCTTGTGGAATTGTTTGGTTTGTTCCAATGCTGTTAGCATATAGGAAATCCTGAATCAAGTTTGATCCAGCAAGGAAGCGAAGGTCTCCACGACGTTGCTTGTACTTACGTGGCATAGCCTTAAGTGCCTTGTTGAATACTTCACGTGATACTGCGGCTCCTGCTGCGTCTACGACACGGCCATTTGCCTTTGCCTTCTTTACAACGCCATCGAATGACTTGTAAAGAGCGTCTCCTGTTAGAGATGTGTCACCGTTAAGAAGAACATCTTCGATGTCATTTCCTGCTTGTGTCGCCATCAAACGTGCAATGTGATCTTCTAGATCTGCACCTTCGATGTTATCTTCTAGAGACTCTGTTGAAAGCTCCCAGTCCATGCGGAGTTTCTTTGTTGTTAAAGAGATTTTTGAGAAAGTTACACCACTGTTTATTGCGGTGTTGTCTGCCTCTGATGCAAGCTTCATAAGCTTCTCACCAACGGACATACGGTCAATCTCGGCTGTGTCTGACTTCATACGAACTGTACGTGCGACCTTACCGATAACGGTTGCGTCGAACATATAATCAAGGAAGCGAGCAGACTGTTCTGGGTTAAGAAGTCCACCGTTGCCTAGTTCAGACCCTACGTGTACTCCTGTTCCACCAGTTGTTGAACCGAATCCTGTTGATACCTGAGTACCAGCTGCTACGGCCTTTTCTAATGTTTCATTGCTCATTTTTATACCTACCTTAGTTGAATATTTCGTTTACGGAACCGAGGAAAGAACCGTTCCATTTAGATTTTTTGATTGTTGTTGCTTCTTCAAATCGGCCAAGATCTGAAGACTTCTTAATTGCAGTCTCTGATTCTACTGCGTCGACACGCTTTTGTACACCATCAATCGTGCTCTTGATGTTATTTACAGCGCTTGAAAGTGCTGTGTGTTGTTCTGCCAACTCTGAAATTCTAGCATCTACGCTCTTGCTGAAAGCTTCAACAGTCGATTGGATTGTTGTTACTTGTGCTGCATTTGCTTCAGATGCCTTGTTTAGAGTTTCTGAGAAAAAGCCTTTTAGATCGCCTAACATCTTCGCAAAATCAGGTTCATCAACCTTATCTTCTGATACTTCGGCTGCTTTTTCCAGAGTCTCGGCAGGAACGTCTTCTGCTACTGCATCTGCAGGAGCTTCAGCTGGAGTTGCATCTTCTGCAACAACTGCTGTATCTTCAACGGCTGCTTCTGTTGTTTCTGCTTCGGCTGGTGCCTCTACTGCAACATCTTCGACAACTACGTTTTCTGTATTATCTGACATTTCATTACCTCCTTCTGCGTTTGCCTGTTTTGCAATTGTTTGTGTTTCAGGCAACGTAAATCTTGAATGCTTGTATGCATCAAGAATCTTATCTATCTCTTTTGCTTTGTTAACATCTGAGCTTTCAACCCATCCGATTAACTCTGCTGGCTTTCCAGATACTGGAGAGTCATATGTTTTATCTGTTGAGATAAAAACAGAATCACTGTCTGCACAGTAAAATATGTTTTCGGTTACTACTCCTACTGCAATTCCCTTTGCAATGTATTGTCCATTGACCTTCTGGATAGAAAGAATGTTACAAAGTTCATTTGCTGGTGAATCAACAATAGAAAGTTCAATTAGTTCATAGTTCTTGATAAATCTTACGGTCTTGCCACTCGCCTTGTTAACTTCATTGTCTGACTCAAGAATCTTTCCGCCGATTGAGAATCCAGATAGAGTTCCGTCTAAAACTTTCTCCCAGGTGTCTTGTGCGCCCTTTGAGATGTATGCATCGACATACACTCCATTGAAGAACTCTTTTGACTTTGGGTCGTAGAAAGTTTCTGGCTTAAAAGAAACCATCTTTCCTACCGCATTTGATCCGTGCATCTCACGAATATTCCCACGGAAATTTTCGAATGCCTTGAGACTTGATTCTGCTGTTACAACATCACCAGTCTGATCAACATTGTCTAGGGTTGCGAATCCAGATACGGTTCTCTTTTCACGGTTAACTTTAGTAAAAGGAACCGACAAATTAATAACGTTGCCGTTACTGGTCCATAAAGACTTTTCAATGTTCATATGCTTAATTTTATAGTGTTATAGACTATAAAGCAAATAACAGTTGAGTGGACTTAGTCAACCTGTCTTCCGTCGCCTTTAGCATTTCTGCCTTCCCCATCAACATCGGGGGCGGCTGCCTGACGGTCTTGAGATCTTTGTCTTGTATTTCCTGCTTGAGCTCTTTGCTCTGCGGCGTCTTGTCCTTTTAAATCGACCATGTCGTCTCCGCCATCAAGTGGAATCATACCCTTTCTAATTCTAACTTCATTAGGGGTAATTACCTGCATACGCAAATATCTTTCATCAATTTTAGACTGGGTATCCTCATCGGTCAAAGTCAATTCATTAAACTTCAAAGTTAGGGCATCAGTCTTTTCTTCAAATATTGCATTTATTTTCTTTTCAAGTGTCATCTGGGCTGGACGGCAAACTTGCTCTTTAAATGTCTTGTCTGCATCACGGGCAACCGCTAAATTTACACCCTCTGGAGTTCCAATTTTATTAATTGGCACACGGTGGGCTAATAGGATTTCGTCTCTATTTGATTTACGATACTTCTCAAATGAACCCTCTTGGCTTCCCGCCTCAATTGGCTCCATTTTAAATTCAACCTTTGAGTCTGGGCTATCTGCTGGAAGCGGAACATATAAAGATCTGTGGTTCTTTCCCTTTAATCCAACTTGGAAAAACTCAAGCAATTTACGCTCTGACTCTGGAGAAAGCTTTGCTCCCTTTACTGTAATAATATATCTTGGGACCGCTTTGTTTTCAAAGTAGTCTAGGTTATATCGACCAGATAATTCATTACCTGCGAGTGCTACCTGTGCAGCAATAATATCTGGGATACCATAATAGTTATTCATCGGAGTATACTTCTTAAAATGAATAATCTCATTTGGGCGATCTTCTTGCCCAGCAATTGGATTCTCTGTTTCAGTATCTCCGAAGTTATTAAAGAATACAGCCTTGCCGTATAGCAATTGAATAAAGCCATCTCTTAGTCTACGAACACGCATTGTCTTTGCGGGGATGTGTCCAATATATCCAATGTTTCCGCCTGTTGTTCTGCCTACTTCAAGGTAACCATTTCCTGTTGCTTCTAGGTCTGTGTAAACCTTAATCAAAGTCTGTGTAAATGTATCTTCAGAGTTTGTTGTATCTAGCCAGGCGTGTAGGTCCTGACGAAGCTTATTCAACTTTCTACGGGCTCTCTCTAACTGCTTGTCATCTGTGATTGCATCAAAGGCATCATTAGTTTTCTTTGTATCAACAAAGTCATATCCGAGCCCAACAATGTTTGCAACCTTTGCGTTAATTGCCGCATAATTATATGTTGAAATCTCATACACCTTTGAAAGATACTCTTGGTTATATGGAGGCTCAATAAGGTCAAACATAGCATATCCACTAATTGCTTGTGCAAGTAGGTTTTGCTGTGTCCCCGTTTCTTCAATGCCAGTAAATGACTTTGAGAACTCTCTATTAATTCTACGCTTAAATGCAGATCCTAGACCTCTGACCTTTTTTAGCTCTTCAAGGTTTACTGCAAATGGGTCATTGCTCTTTTCATCTTTCTTGAAAGAGAACCAGTCTGCTGTATTTGATATATCAATAATGTTTTCTGAGTTGTTTTCGTTAAGAAATTCTACTGTCATCTTAAACCACCTAGTTTCTTCATTTCGTCCTTATAGTTACCAATATCATATGGATCAGGGATTAGTCCCCAGTTGAGTCTTTGCTGTTGGTGCTCAAATTCTTCGTCATCAATTTTGCGTCTTGCTGAAAGAAATTTAGGCCCGCCTTCATATATACCGAATGAGCGAACTTCTCTAGCCAAAGCATCGATGTTGGATCTATTGCCTTTTTTGGACGTGACCGAAAGAAAGTTGCCATCGTCATCTCCAATCCATCTGCCGTCTGGCATCTCCCAGACATATATACCTAGAATTGACTCTTCGTCATTAACTTTATATTTAGCTTTACTCATATCCATAGAACTAAATCATACCATTATTTCGTGTCAAAGTCCAGAGTTTGCACACTGGTTGGACACAATTAAAGGCTAACTGACTCTGGCTCTACCACTGTTAGAAAGAACGGGGTGGAATCGTCACCAGAGGATGACTCTATTAGTGAAAATGATGTGTCGTTGATCTGATTTATCGTATTTCCTGTATATAGCAAATAGTGGTTCGCTATAGTATTTGTCGAGAGGGCACTCTCATATACGGCTACGTTATTATACATATGCCCTATGCCAGACTTTGTATCATTTTGATTCTGATTAAATTTGATGCTTGTATCAGATGATGTTAGATTAATTACAATATGATGTGGTGTATCTACTACTAGGAAGTTCCAGACATTTGTTTCCGCCGTCCTATCTATGCCATTGACATAAATTGAGGAGATCCCTGTCTTTGTTATTGCCCCCGCAGGATTCCACTCGTACTT